ACACTTGGCCTGGGCAGTACAAGCCGTTCGATCATCAGAAGACTACAGCGTCGTTTATGACGATGAACAAAAAGTCTTTTTGCTTCAACGAACAAGGCACAGGCAAAACCGCCTCTGCTATCTGGGCGGCTGACTATCTTATGATGCAGGGCAAAGTAAATCGTGTGCTAGTGATATGTCCCTTGTCAATTATGGATAGTGCGTGGCGTAATGATTTGTTTTCTTTTGCGATGCACAGGAGTGTAGATGTTGCTCATGGCAGCAAGGACAAGCGCAAGAAAATTATAAACAGTGGGGCTGATTTTGTAATTATAAACTACGATGGCGTAGAGGTTGTCAAAGACGAGATAGCAAACGGTGGGTTTGATTTGTTTATTGTGGACGAAGCTACGCATTACAAAAATGCACAAACAAAGCGATGGAAAACACTAAACAAACTGATCGGCGATAACGATTGGTTGTGGATGATGACAGGTACGCCTGCTGCACAAAGTCCAGTAGACGCCTACGGTCTGGCTAAATTAGTGAACCCTCTGTCTGTACCAAGATTCTTTGGGTCATGGCGTGACATGGTTATGTGGAAAGTCACTCAGTTTACATGGAAGCCTAAAGACACAGCAAAGGATACAGTCTTCCGAGCGTTGCAACCTGCAATCCGTTTTACAAAGGACGAATGTCTTGACTTACCAGACATGGTGTACACCAAACGGTTTGTAGAGATGACGAAGCAACAACAGCAATACTATGAAATGCTGCGTAAAAGGATGGTTATGCAGGTGGCAGGAGAAGATGTTACAGCCGCCAATGCTGCGATTAATCTGAATAAGCTCCTACAGATAAGTGCAGGTGCAGTGTACACCGATGATGGCGATACGGTGCAGTTCGATATAAAGAATCGATATCAAGCGTTGAAAGAAGTAATAGATGAAAGCAGTCAAAAGGTTTTGGTGTTTGTGCCTTTTAGACACGCTATTGATCTACTTACTGAGAAGCTTGCCAGGGACGGCGTAACGTCGGAGATCATACGAGGAGATGTTTCTGCGAGTAGACGCACTGACATCTTTGCCCGCTTCCAACACGATCCAGATCCCAAAGTGTTAGTCATACAGCCACAAGCAGCAGCGCATGGAGTCACGTTGACAGCAGCGAACACTGTTGTGTGGTGGGGACCGACATCGTCGCTAGAAACATACGCACAAGCAAACGCACGTGTTCATCGCTCTGGGCAGAAGCATAAATGCACTGTGATACAGTTGGCAGGATCGGCTGCGGAAAAACGTATTTACCGTATGTTAGATGCTCGTATCAATATACATACAGAAATGATAAATTTATACAAAGAAATACTTGACTAAGTAGTATAAGTTATTATATGTCAGATATATAAATATATAATGGAGAACACAAATGGCGGTATCAGTCGAAGGGCTTACAAAAGCCTACATCAAAATACGTGATAAGCGTTCGGAGTTGTCTGCCAAATTCAAAGAAGAAGATGGTGATCTTGCTGAAAAGCAAGATAAGATTAAACGTGCCTTGCTAAAATACTGTAAAGAACAGGGCGTGGACAGTGTAAGAACTCCTGCGGGATTATTCTATCGCACTGTCAAACAACGTTACTGGACAAGCGATTGGGATTCTATGCACTCTTTTATTATGGAGCATCAAGTCCCTGAGTTTTTCGAGAAGCGTTTAAATCAAACCAATGTACGACAGTTTATAGAAGAGAATCCTGATTCGGTTCCCGCAGGTCTCAACGTAGACTCGGAGTACGTCATCTCTGTGAGGAAAAAATGAACGAAGATACACCATATGTTAACATTAATAAGGTTGCAGACTACTTCCAAGTATCTGTGTCAACCGTCCGTAAATGGATAAACAACGATTATATACCTGATAGCACATACATAAAAATCGGTGAGGTCTATAGGTTTAGACTGGATGATGTGGAGTCTGCGCTGTCAGAAGCAAGCAAAACAGGAACGGCTGAATAATGTCCAATATGGCATCTACTAATAACACTGTGCATCAGATAACCTTGGGTGGTAAACGTTTTAGCAAGTCTGTAGACGGTGAACGCATTGGTGCTGTTGATAGTCCAATGAACGTAATAATAGTAAATGCCGCAAAGTTGGCTCGTACCTATTATAAAGATGAGTACGATCCAAACAGTCCATCTGCCCCAACATGTTGGTCGCCAGATACGCAAGTCCCATCCGTTGATGTGCCGACAAGTCAAAAACAGTCTGCTCGATGTATGGATTGTCAGCAGAACATCAAAGGATCAAGTGATGGCGGTGGTCGCGCTTGTAGGTTTTCTCAACGCCTAGCTATCCTTCTGGAAGGGCAGATGGACACCGTTTATCAAATACGAATCCCTGCTACCTCTATTTTTGGCAACGCCAAGGATGGCAACATGGGCATGCAGGCATACGCTAAATATCTTCATAAGCACAAGACACCATCGATAGCTGTGGTGACACAGATGCGCTTTGATGATAAAACTGATTCACCCAAATTGTTTTTCAAAGCCGTTCGTGCACTTGAAGAGCAAGAGCTTCAGATAGCTTTGAAGCAGAAGAGCAGCCATGCGGCAAGCATTGCTGCGCTACAAACCGTAGCGATTCCAAGAGAGGACGCTATAAATAAGTCTCCGTTTACGACAGTAGACGGGTTTGAGTATAACAAAGGAGAAGACTAATGGCAGAAGCCAAACCTATGCACTTAATTAAGAACGTTACAGCTATGTATCCACGTCTGGATCAGACTTACAGATACGACAGAAACATCCCACCAAGGGGTAAAACTGTGCCTTGTGGCCCAACAGAAGAGAATGCGAAGTATGAAATGGACTTCCGCATGACTGAGGCACAAGCAAAAGAGCTGTATAAAGCCATGGTAGCCGCATATAAAGAACAGGCGGCTTCTGATTGGCCTGCTATGCCCAAGCACACAGACGTGTTTGAGGTAGATATGGACGGTGGTTACATCGGTTCTGTACAGTTAAAAGGTCAGTATAAAGGCAAGGTAACAGAACCACCTTTGCATGTAGACGCAAAGAACAGGAAGTTACCGTCATCGTTTAAGCTTACTCATGGCAGCACTATAAACATAGGAGTTACTCTTGTGCCTTATAGTATGAGTTCACACGGAGTATCGCTAAGAGTGAAAGCCGTGCAAGTACTGGAACTTGCTGAGAAGAAACAATATTCACCGTTTGAAGCACAAGACGGTTTCTCTGTAGAAGAAGATGATGCTTCAGCCGTGTTTGAAGATGTAATCGATTCTGCACCTGTTGAAGCAGATGAGATTCCCGAACCGAAGAAGGTCGCCAAAAAGAAAGAGGTAGCTGCTCCCTCTAACGAAGAGGGTGACCTTGCGGCTCTCGTTGATGACTGGGACGATTAAGAAGGTAAGGGGGAACTTCTTATCCTAATATTAACGAGAGAGTGTCGTGGTGAGGTAGACTCCTATCACACCTCACCACGATTCATTTTGGAGCAGCAACAATGGAAACGACAGATTTTTTGGGGAGAGTACTAAGCGACAGCGGTCACTACTGCATGTTTGCCGCAAGAAGCAAAGATAAAAAGAGAATACAAAAATTTTATAGCACTATCGAAGAAGTAGAACGGGCTGCAAGTAAGTTTGATTCTGATGAGTTCGATGTATACTTTGCACTCAGTACATTCAAAGAACCCACAAACCGAAAGGGCGATAACGCACACGAGCTTAAATCCTTGTTTTTGGATTTAGATTGCGGTCCTTCAAAAGAATATCCCACGCAGCAAGCAGCAATCGAAGCGTTGCGTAGTTTCTGTAAACAACTCTCCCTGCCTAGACCTACAATGGTCAACAGCGGACGAGGTGTACATGTATACTGGAGCCTTACCGAAGCGGTTTCGGCAGAGGATTGGGTAAGCGCAGCAGAGACATTAAAGCAGGCTTGCGTTGATAACGGACTTCTTGCAGACCCTGCCGTGACAGCAGATGTAGCACGTATACTACGTGTGCCGAATACGCATAACTATAAAGGCGATCCACCTCTATCAGTAAGCTTGTTTGGTGTAGACCTGCCAGAACCTGTTGTCTTGTCTGAGTTTGTCGCCAAGCTTGGCG